GCCACCGAGTTGCGATCTGTGCTTGGCGTGTCATCATCCTTGTATAACGATGCTTACTTAAATCAAATTATTGATACAGCAGAAACAGTTATTCTGCCAATGCTAGTTACATTCAAAAGCCCAATTCAAAAAGTGTCGCTGACTGATAATGTCGCCACTTTCACTACACTAGGAATACATGAATTTACCGAAGGACAATCAGTTGTCATCACAGGATGCGGAACACCTTACAACGGAACAAGAACAATACTTGCAGACAATCTTGGCGAATATACCTTCTCAGCTGCAATCACAAATGCCGACATCAATGAAGCAAATGTTATTCCAAGTGGAGTTGCCACTTTATCTGGAGCATCAACTTATGTTGGAAACGCAGCTGTTCAGTCAGCCGTTTACACAGTTTCAGTAGAGGTTTTCCAAGCAAGATTAGCAGGTGGTGGACAAATCGAAGGCGTTGATTTTACAGCTACACCATTTAGAATGGGTCGATCATTATTTAATAAATGCGTTGGCTTACTTGGCTCATACATGGACACAGATAGCATGGCTCAATAGTGCCTAACCAAACAATTCTTGAGCAAGTTCGCACACCTTTAGCAACTGCTTTATCTAGCGTTGCAGGAAATGTTTATTCATTCGTGCCTGAAACAGTTATTCCGCCAGCAGTTGTAGTTGTGCCTGATTCACCATATTTAGAATTCGAAACAATAAGCAAGTCAAATATTCGCGCTAAGGTCAATATGACCATCACAGTTGCAGTCGCTTACAATAGCAACCCTGCATCACTCGACAACATCGAGCAGTTAGTAATAAGTGTTCTGGCAGTAATTCCAGCAGGTTATATTGTCAGTTCGGTTGAAAGACCAACAGTTACACAAGTAGGAGCAGCAACTTTGCTAATTGCAGATGTTAGAGTTAGCACCTATTACCAGAGAACAATCTAAGGAGAAAAATGCCAACGACAGTTATTACCGGTCGAGATATTACCTTCACTATTGGCGGTAATAATTTCGATGCACAAGCAACAACCGCAACACTTACTGGTGAGATGGATCGCCAAACATATCAGACACTAGACGGAAAAGTCTTTAAGGTAACTGATAACAATTTCACATTTGATGTTGAAATGTTAGCCGACTGGGGCGCAACTGGATCTTTATGCGAGATTCTATGGGGCGTTGCCGAGTCAGCACCAGATACAGCAATCAGCACAGTCTTTACAGCTACTTCAGGTGCAGTCTTTACTTTCCAAGTATTGCCAATGTGGCCTTCAGCTGGTGGAACTGCGCCAGATGCACAAACTGTAACTTTATCATTCCAAGTTATTGGAGTGCCAGCAGAAAACTTCGCTTAATAAATAAAACGGGAGCAAACAAATGAAGTTACCAATTACAATTGAATATAACTCAGGCGAACAAGCCACTTATGTAGCCCAACCGCCTGAGTGGGCAAAATGGGAAAAGCAAACTGGTCATACCATAAGCCAAGCAAAAGAAAAACTTGGTATGTGGGATTTAATGTTTTTAGCATATAACGCACATAAGCGCGAAGCTGCTGGAAAGCCAGTTAAACCATTTGATGCTTGGATGGAAACTATCAGCGATGTAATAGTCGGTGATGCAGACCCAAAAGCCACCCAGCAGGAAGCCTAAGTAGATTATTGGTTGAGTTGGCAATTGCCACACAAATACCAATGAGCGAATGGGTTGATTCAGCAGACATTTTAACAGCGATCGAAGTATTGGAGCAGAGGTATGGCAAGTGAAACAATTGCATACAATAAAAAAGATCTGCGCGATATTTACAAGGCTTTCAAACTTATGGATGACCAAGCTACTGACGAAGCACGCCGTCAATCTGCTGCTCTGGCGTATTTTGCATCTGAAGAAATTAAACAAGCAGCTGGACAAAGAACAAAGGCTGGCAAAGTTGCGCAAAGAGTCGCGGATGGCGTTAGCATCTCTAAGTCAAGTAAGATCGGTGAATTCAGTTATGGATTCGCACGCCAGAAATTTTCAGGTGGTGCTACTACACAAACCTTATGGGGTGGCATTGAGTTTGGTTCAAATAAATTCAAACAGTTCCCTGCATATTCTGGGCGGTCAGGTCGTGGATCTCGCGGATGGTTCATTTATCCAACCCTTCGCAGAATTCAGCCTGAATTGATTAACAAGTGGGAAGAAAGTTTCACTCGCATTATTAAGGAATGGGTCTAATGGCAACCGGTAATCGCACACTCAAACTTTCGATCCTTGCCGATGTCGATGATCTAAAAAAGAAGTTAGGCGAAGCTGATAAAGCCGTAGAAACTAACTCAAGTCGAATTGCAGATTTTGGAAAGAAGGCTGCTGCTGCATTTGCCGTAGCTGCTGCTGCGGCCGTTGCCTATGGCACTAAATTAGCCGTTGATGGGGTCAAGGCTGCAATAGAGGATGAGCAGGCACAATTAAGGTTAGCCAATGCTCTAAGACAAGCCACAGGGGCTACTGATGCTCAAATAAAGGCTACTGAGGACATGATCCTTCAAACTAGCCTTGCAACTGGTGTTGCCGATGACCAATTAAGACCGGCACTACAAAGATTGGCAGTATCTACAAAATCAACTGAGGAAGCCCAAAAATTATTAACACTTGCTTTAGATATTAGCAAAGCATCAGGTAAAGATTTAGAAACTGTTACAAATGCTTTAGGTAGAGCGCAAGACGGAAATGTTACTTCACTTGGCAGGTTAGGTCTTGGCTTATCAAAGGCTGAATTATCAACTCTCACATTTACAGAGGTGCAACAAAAACTTGCTGATCTTTATGGTGGCGCAGCAGCTGAGAATGCTGACACATTTCAAGGCAAGATCGATCGCCTAAAAGTAGGATTTGATGAAGCTAAAGAGTCACTTGGCACAGCATTATTGCCAGAAATAGAAAAATTTATTGGATATTTGAATGAAACAGGTATTCCAACTCTTAATGGATTTATTGCTGGATTAACTGGAGATAAAGGATTAAGTGCATCATTGACTGAAACTCAAAGAGGTGCGGAAACTTTTGGCAAAACAATTGCGGGAGTTATTGGCATAGTTCAAGGATTTATCACATTCTTGCGTGAGGCAATTGGCTTGGTTGTATCTTTAGCCAATGAGTTAATCAGAGTTGTAAATATCATTCCGGGCGTTAATGTGGGTTCATTACCTAATCCAGCACCATCAGCAGGCAGATCAGCATTACCTAAAGTACCAACTCCAAGCGGATCAAATTTTGGCGGTGGGGGTATGGGTCAGATAACAAACATAACAGTTAATGCAATTGATGGCGAAGGTGCTGCAAGAGCTGTTGCAAAGGTAGTTAATCAGTCAGCTGCCCGAAGCGTGCCATTACTTACTGGTAATGGTATTAGACTTCAATGAGTGCTTTTACACCTGACTGGAAGTTAACTGTCGGTGGTGTTGATTATACTTTACCTTTTGATATCAATGATTCTTTTGATCTACAAATAAAAGACTCAACTGGATCTTTTGTAAGTTTATTTGGTGGCGATATTACAGATGTGACTGTTGAGGTAGGTGCTACTGGCTCAGCTGCAACAGTTGTCCAATACACACTTATTGTTATGGGTTCATTAGTTAAGTTAGCCAAAGAAATCTGGGATGACAACATTTCTCAAGATGAGGATGGCAACCAAATCTACACAATCCTTTCAAGCGTATTACTTGGAACTTGGAACGATGTGCCATCAGCTACAACTTGGGCAACTTACAATGCAACGGAAACTTGGGAAAATGCAGTAAATCTAGGACTTGGAGAAATAGATCAGCCTGGTCTTTATACAATGACTGCTCAATCTCAAACTGTTAACACAATTTACAATGTTATTTCAGATATTGCTAATTCAGCATTTGGATATATTTATGAGGACAATCAAGGCAATATCGGTTATGCAGATGCAGACCATAGACAGAATTATCTTTTAACAAATGGTTATGTTGAACTAGATGCTCGCCATGCGTTAGGTGCTGGCTTATCTACTGTAATGAGATCAGCAGATGTTAGAAATGATATTTTTATTAATTATGGAAACAATTACAATTCACAGGTAACCGCTATTGATGCAGCTTCAATTGCTTTATATGGCTACAAATCT